GTTGCGAGACCCTGCTTCGCCCCAAAATACATAAAAGCTTTAGCTAATCCAGTTATTAAGCCTCCGCCTTGAGCAGTTGGAACCAAATGAATTTCTTCGCATTCTATTTCTTGATTTATGCACTTTCGCTCAAAAAGAATATCAGAAGGATCGGATTCTGATTTAATTTCAGCTGGATTTTTCTTGATGAATATATAATCCATGTTTTTTTGCTTCAACCTTATTGTATAATCTATAAAGCCAGATTGATTGCATTCTATAGCCCATACAATTTCAGGTATAGTTTTAGCAGATAGCGTCCAAACCCTACCAAATTTCTCTCCAAGAGATCCATGTAAATATACCTTCTTCATTCCTTATTCCTTAACAATTAGTTACACCATTTTATCAAGCAAATAAAAATCATCATCAATCAAACTGTAAATTAAAAAAGGAATATTTATTTCCCTGAAATTTAATACATCAAAATTAGATGGCTTAGAAGAACAGTTCACATGAGAATGATAAATACAATCCGGGGAATATTCAATAATTATGCAAGGATCAATGAAAAAATGTTGCTCGGGAAAAGGGCTTAAATTCTGACACCTAAAAACTTTATTTTTTTTTATATAACCACAGCATTCCACGCTTGGATTACTTTTGGCATGTTTTTTAATTTCAAGTAAAATAGTTTCATTAAAACTCATGATTCCACCGAGAAAGAATCTGTACCAGGAAAACCTCCAAACCTCAAACCTTCAGGGTATTTATCTGCTTTATTAAAAGGAGTAATTGCAGGATCTTGAGAGTACCTAATCTCACAAGCTTCAAGCGTTTTTGAACATTCATCTTTAAGCCAATATTCTTTATCGAAAAATGGATAATGGTCTTTAGCTACCTGGTGGGACTGAGAGCAGACAAAAATATTTGGAGTTGTCCTATAGGGGTTGGAAGATTGCTTGCCTACAATCTTAACCATATCTCCAACTTTATAACCTTTTAAGTTGTCAGCAGAACCCCCATCGCCAAATCTACTCCACTCTTTTATGTCATTAAAGCTTTTATTATGATCAATCTGCCCCTGATCTAGAGAACTTTTATCTTGAGCGAATCCACTAATTAAAGATTTTCCATCCGAAGTTTGCAACGGTAAACCTTTGTAGCCACAACCTATACTGCATCTATATGTCCAATTGCAGTAATTTGAGAGAATAATTCTAGCAGGTACCAGCGCTTCCTCAAGCTCTAGAGCTGAGACTAATTCAAACTCAATAACATTATAGTCTTCAAGAGTTTTTTTGTTTATATAAAAAATATCATCATCAAAATAAGCATCTGGATCAGGAAGTCCAAATGAAGTTAAACCTTCTGAATTCGTGTTTCTATTTAAATAATTAGATTCGTCAAGAAATCTCGCAAAAGTCCTCTTTCTTGTCACCTTACAGTTAGAGAAATCCTTATTAGTTTTAGTTATCATTGAAAACAGCCCGTCGGGATTAGCAATCCTAATTTTGGGTCTAGGCAATCTACCATCACCTGTTTTCTCAAAACCTTCAGACTCAATCGGAAGAGGTTGATAAGCTTTATCTTGCCAATAAATTGGATTCGATCCATTGATCATTCCACAGAATCTATAAACAGTACCAGCTCCAAAATTAACATCCTCTCTGTCGTGCAAAAACCGAACATTTTCTTCAAGATTACCAAAATCTATCTCATACAATTCTATCAATGTGTCTGGATTGATAGATAGCATTTGTTTTGCTAGATTTGAAGTTGACTTACTCATATTCTAAATATATTCTAAGTTTACCTTGCTGAGGGCTAAATGGTGCACTACTATTTATAGTAAAAGTATTTTCAAGGTAACCATTTCCCCTTGATAATACAATCGAACCTTCTGAATTTCCAGCTGAATTAGTAAAATTTATTTGATTAGAATTTTCATCAACCAAAATATCTTCAAAATTAACATTTTCTCCGTTATATACAACATCAATATATCCCTCCTGTTCCGCGGGTAAAACACTTGTTCTATTTTTAGCGAAAAAACCTTCAACTATAAAATACCTGCATTTTTGAAATCTAGCATTACTTAAGTTCTCTTTTATACTTCCATCGTTTCTTTGAAAGTATGTTTTAATAATATTGCCATCAGTATCAAGTGTGTCAAAAAAATGTCCACCACCCACACCCTCAATATTTCCAGATTTTTTGAGCCTAATTTTCTTATTATTTAAAGATAAAGGTAATGACGGAGAAGCTGGTAATGTATAAATGTAATCATCTGCATTTAAATTTCTAGGGCACACTAAAGATACTTGATCTCCTGCTACAAAATAAAAAGCAACCTCTTGATTATCGTCGATTTCGATCGAAGAAATTTGAATATCAGTAGATCCAACATTTTCCAATAATAACCTTCTTTTAAAATTAGAGCTCAGAGCTACAAGATCATCATTATCCTTGGACACAAAAGTTAAAGGGTTATCAAAAATAAGCTGACCAATACCAACAAGAGGGCTTGTTGAAGATGAATCAAATTCTTGAGCAGAAAAATTAAAAGGATACTGCTCGAATTTAGCTGTTATAAGATGATTTTCTTTGTATTTATAAGTATGACTCCATTCTTGGCAAATAAAATTCTGAGGAGTTTCATATGGAGCGGGAGGAGAAAACAAAAAAGGCATGTATCCCAAGTGAGCTTCCAAGAAATGAAGTATTGCATAAGCTTCATCATCACCTCTATTATCAAATGTTAAATTTAAAGTTAATAGACTTTCATTTATTCCATCATTATAGAATTGAACATATTTTGGAGATAATGATATTTCTTTCAACCTAGGTCTTTGATCAACCTGCAAACCCAAAGAAGGCTTCCAGAAAAATTCTCGAGTCCAATATTGAGTATTTACATCCATTGCCGCACCATTATCTCTAGTCCATGAGTCCATTTTTTCAACAGGTACTTGACTGGATACCCCTACATCATTATACCAGTAATAATATTTATTATTTAAATCAGAAAATACAACATCATTTTTTTGGTAAACTTCAAATTGATCGTAAGTTGGTGCGCTTTTTACAAACAGGGATTCACATCTATTAAGAATAGAAGTATTTAAATTTTTTAAAGTCAGAGAGATATCATTACTAACTTCAAAATTCAAAGAATGACTAAAATTATCACAGTAAAATGTTTTCGTTTGATTTTCAATTGAATCATATGGATGAAAAGTAGAATCTCCGTCCCAGCGAAAACCTGATATTCCTTGCGAGTACCCTAGATAATCATTATTTTTATCTTTCTCTAATTGACCTAAATGATTTTCAACAAAATGTATAATAGCATTGGCTTCTTTATTCTTTCTGTTTTTAAAAGTTAAATTTATATCGCACTTAACAGAATTAACAGACACAGGAAACAACTTGTAATATCCATTCCCAAAATCTTGTTTCCTATTTTCACACTTAAAATCAACAGTTGATCCATAATCTGCGTCAAAAAAGAACTGATCTGTAGTCCACGAATCTTGATTAAACGCTGGGGTTGAACTTCTTGCAGAAAGTTTTATAGGGTGATTCGACCTTGCTTCGTATTCCTTGAATCCCCCATTTACATCAACAGGCTTAACCCATATTCTAGTATCTAAAAGCGTCTGTGTATTATTAAGGATGGTAAATCCATCATGAACAATATAATCAGGAACATTTTTTTTATCTAAAAGTACCAGACCTCTATCTTGATCCAACTCCCACCATTTATCTTCACTTATGCTATAAATTTCAAGTTTATTCTTATCCTCATTTAATGAAAAATGCAGCCAACCTTCCTCGCTACCAAATTTATAATTTGCAGAGTAATCAACACCAAGTAATCCTATCTCATAACCAGGAAGATTTCTTTTGTAGTAAAAAATTTTATCCAAGCTTTGACTTGAAGAAATATCATCCAAATATCCAATTTGTTCTACTTGAGACATTTGCCATTGATTATTGATTAAATTAAAAATTCGAACATAAGATCTACCTTCTACCCTATTAAGTGCGCCTGAATATATCAGTATTTTATCTTCATTTAATGAGCTTAACGCAGAATCTAAATTTATATCTAAAACGCTGTGTTGTTTCCATTCTTCATTCTTCAACGCATAAATAATCGTAGAATCGTTTGTTTCTAAACCGGTATTTTTTTCAGACGCGCAAAATAAAAAATTACCATTTTCACTCAAATGCATCTTTCTAAATGTTTTTCTAGTCACTGGCGTAAATATTGATGAAATACGAAAAATATTCCGATTACCAATAGAGCTTGCTGTCAATAGATTATGATCAACACCATCAAAATACAAACCGCAAAAAGTAGCTCTTCTTGTAGGATCTGTTAATTTATCCTTCATTTCATCCGTGTTAGCGCAACGCAAAGAGTAACTTAGTCGTTCCTCTCCGGCCTCAACCTCTGGAAATGGCAATCTTCTCGAAGGCTCAGTATATGTAAACCACACACCATTATTCTTTTCAAGCAAATAAACACCAGTAGAACCCCCGGTAGACACGCATGCAGACACACTATTCCCGCTTCCACTAATAGCAAATCCTTCCAAATGATCATCAGCAAAAGAAAACTTCTCTATCCAATCAGCGTCAATTAACTCCATGATAGTCATAAAAGTATCCGAATGATCTCCGCTGCTAAAAACAATCGTATTACCAGTTCTATCGATTTTAGCATCTCCGCTCCCAGTAATTTTTATTTCGTGGCTAAAATTTTTAATCTCCTTCGTTAAAGAGCCATCAATAGAAGAGTATATAAGAAAAGACGCATCACTTATTATACCAAAAGAGGCATAGTCACTATCATCATCTAACCTCAATAAAACAAAAGTGCCCAAATCTCCAGATACATCAAGAACCTTGCATTTACCAACATCATTTAAAGTAATAGTATCAATATTCACCCATTGCCCGTTTTCTAAACTTAATCTTTCGATTTTTACACCCTCAGATTGGTCAGATGAAATAATAAGAGTTTCATTACCTTGACTACTTATTCTAGTCTTTATATCAAAATAAGTCTCTGGTATATCAATATTTAATTGACTATATTCCTTGAACGAAGTATCTATCCTAGGGTCCTGCCTGTAAGCTACTGTCGCTTTTTCGTTGTTAGATAATGCATTAAAAGCAGAAAACCATGTGTCTTTTACGTTTTTAAATTGAAACCAAAAATTTTTATTTTGTATATCTGCGCTTCTTACATTAACAAATATCCACCCAAACTTAGTATTATGAATCCAACCATATTGATCATTATAAGGAACAACTCTTCCTTCTGATTTCCCGAATTGTATATAATGCCGTTGTCCCCAAGAAGTTTTATCACTTTCACCTGAACTTATAAATTTTTCAAGCAAGTCTTTATGATTATCTACATATTTATCGTAATCTAAACCAGACCAATAATAATACTTTTCAGACAAAAGAAACCAGCTAGAAACCAACCATCCAGGAGAAGAAGTTTCCTCAGCGTTCAACGTATTAATCACACTATAATCAGAAGCAGATAAAGCATTAGGATTAAAGTCTCTATTAATCTCTATAACTCTATAATCTCCATCATTTTCATTGATGGACCCCTGTATGTTTATTATTTGCCCTTTAACAAAACCCAATGCCTGATTATAAGAATCAAATATATAATGAGTTTTTACACCCTCATGAACTGGTCCCTCTGGATCAAGCGTAAACCTTTCTTCATTTTCATAAAAAAGATCGTAAAAATTAGCAGAAATATCTTCTCTAGCGTAGTAGAACAATCCATCTCCAGTATTGTATACAAAATCAAATTTTTCATAATCACGATCTGGATCATACACTCCATTATAATTTGAAACATGAGATAACTTATCTGTGTTACCTATATTATTTTTCAGTGAAACTTGAAACGTTCTATTAAGCATTACCTTACAACCTCCTTGATTGAAATTTTACCTACAGCGTGAGATCCCTCACTAATATCATAAGATTGATTGACTATTTTACCAGAACATCTAAACCTAGATATTTTATTTCCATATAATGAATACAAAAATACATCAACCTGCGAATTCGG